TAGGCCAATCGGACGGCAAAAGAAGTGCTAGTCGATGGAAGACTTCTGAAGTTGTGGAGTGGTTAGACTCTCGCCCTCGCGGTGTTCAGCATGAGCTCCGATAGTACTTTAATATTTGGTCCACCAGGGTGCGGCAAGACCCATACTTTGATCGAAAGTGTTAAGGAAGCTTTAGCTAACGGAACTCCTCCTGACCGGATAGCGTTTGTATCCTTTACAAAGAAGGCTATTGCCGAGGCGACAGAGAGAGCCTGCTCTGCATTTAATCTAACAGAAAAAGATCTTCCATACTTCAGAACTCTGCATTCAATGGCGTTTCGGGGACTAGGATTGCAGAGTAAAGACATGATGCAACGAGAAGATTGGAGTGTCTTAGAAGACCAATTGGGTGTGGTCTTTGAAAATTCTGGGGGAGTTTCCCCCGATGAGGGAATGATTATCCCAATGGGATCAGGAAACGGTGATAGGTTTATCCAGTTGATGACTCGAGCGAAGTACCGATTGATCTCTTATGAGAAAGAATTCAATGAGACTGGGAGTTATTCCATGCCGTTTGATCTCTTAGGTACGATCTCAACAGCACTAGAGGGGTATAAGTCAGATCTTTTTAAGTTTGATTTCGTGGATTTAATTGAGAGATACATAGATGAGGACGTAGAGTCTCCGAGTTTAGACCTTTTAATTGTGGATGAGGCGCAAGACTTAACACCATTACAGTGGCAGATGGTGAATAAGTTAGCGTCAAAAGCAAACAAGGTTCTGTATGCAGGAGACGACGACCAGGCGATACATAGATGGACGGGGGTAGATGTAAGTTTATTCTTAGCTGCGGGAGAGAACCAACGGATCTTAACACAGAGTTATAGGTTACCTGTATCGGTTCACACCCTGTCACAAGAGATCGTTAAACGTATACATCAAAGACAAGAGAAAAGGTTCTTACCAACAGAGCATCAGGGTTCTGTTAACTATTCGTATGACCTAGAGCATTTAAATCTAACGGCGGGCTCGTGGACCTTGATGACTAGGACTAACTCTATGGCTAGAGAGTGGGCTGACCATGTTCGGTCGATGGGACTTCTTTATTCTATAAGGGGCAGGAGCAGTGTTAATCCTTCGGTTGGAGAAGTGATTTCTACATGGAGAAAATTACAGCAAGGGGAGAAGATTCCTGTTGCATCTGTATCTAAATTATACGAAAATGTGCCTAAGATGGGAGATTTCAGAGTGGTGAAGCGGGGTTCGAGTAACCTATTGCAGGCCGTCGATCCCGAAAGCCTCCTATCTTACGAGGATCTTCTGATGTATGGGATGGTAGCACCCAAGGATCGAGATGCGATGGACGTGGCTCGATTAGGTTCTCACGATAAGAACTATATAAGAGCTATTGAGAGACGGGGGGAGAATATTCTTGACAGGCCTAGGATCAAGCTTTCAACCTTTCATGCTATGAAGGGGGGAGAGGACGACAATTGCGTGGTTTCTTTATCTTCTACTAAAGCGTGTGTTGAGAGTGCTCACCCTGACGACGAGCACCGTGCATTTTATGTTGGCGTAACGAGAGCCAAGAAGAATTTGCATATAATAGAATCCAACAAAAAGTATAGGTACATAGTATGAGACGAGAAGAGATACTTGAGAAGGCAGAAGAGTTAGTCAATGGTCCGAGAGCCAAGCATTACGGAGACGCATATTTAAATCATGAGCGTATAGCCAAGTTATGGTCGGTGGTACTTGGGGTAGAGGTTACAGTGCCCCAGGTTTATCTTTGCTTGAATCAATTGAAGGTCTCAAGACTTATTGAAACTCCTACTCATGCGGATTCTTGGGTGGATATAGCAGGATATGCCGCTCTAGGCGGAGAGAAGTGGAACGAATGATACAACAAGACTTATTTCAACCTATCGAAGCAGACTGGAACATCCCGACCGAGTACCCTGATCTTACAAAATACAAACAAATAGCCGTGGATCTTGAGACATGCGACCCTAATCTAATGACATTGGGACCAGGATGGTCACGAAATGACGGATTTATTGTTGGGATTGCCGTGGCGGCAGGAGATTACCAAGGATACTTTCCTATTCGTCATGAGAACGGACACAACCTTGACCCGAAGATGACCATCAAATGGTTTAAGAAGCAGATGGCAACGCCTCATATAGATAAGATTATGCACAACGCCACCTACGATGCAGGATGGCTCCGTGCAGAGGGTGTAGAAGTACAGGGCAGGATCATTGATACTATGATCGCGGCACCTCTTGTGGACGAGAACAGGTTCTCCTTCAGCCTAAATAACCTAGGTCGTGACTATCTTGGTGAGCGCAAGAACGAGACCTTGCTTAGAGCCGCCGCAAAAGAGTGGGGGATAGATCCCAAAGGAGAGATGTGGAAGCTTCCACCCAAGTATGTTGGATCATATGCCGAGCAGGATGCGACTTTAACTTTAAAACTATACGAGAGATTAAGTATAGAGATTGTTAAGCAAGAGCTCTCACATATCTTTGACCTCGAGACCTCGCTTATTCCTTTGATGATTGACATGAGAGAGAAGGGTGTTCGCGTAGATCTAGATAAGGCTGACCTCGTTCGTAAGGATCTCAGGTCCAAGGTGCGAGATTATAAAGCCGAGATCAAACGTAAGACAGGCATAGAGATAGAACCCTGGGCCAGTGCTTCTGTGGCTACGGTGTTCGATAAGCTTGACTTGATATATCCCAAGACAGAAACAGGAAGTCCCTCCTTTACCAAACAGTATCTGAACGCTCACCCTCACGAAGTAGCAAAGATGATCGTGAAGTTGCGAGAGTTTGATAAGGCAGACAGTACATTTATTGATAGTATCATGCGCCACGAGCACAAAGGACGGATACACACAGAATTCCACCAGCTTAGATCGGACGATGGGGGAACTGTTACAGGCAGATTTTCTTCTAGCAACCCGAACTTGCAGCAGTTTCCTGCGAGGGATCCAGATATTAAGAAGGCTATACGAGGATTATTTCTACCCGAAGAGGGGGACAAGTGGGGAAGTTTTGACTACTCGAGCCAAGAACCGAGGCTCTTGGTGCACTTTGCATCAGCCGTTCCAGAAAGATTTAAGCATAATGTAGTTGATACAATCGTAGAAGAGTACAACAGCGGGGACGTTGATCTACATCAGATGGTGGCAGACCTCGCTGGGATCTCTAGGAAAGAAGCGAAGGTCGTGAACCTAGGAATCATGTACGGAATGGGTGTTGGAAAACTCAGCAATCAGTTGGATATTACCACGCAACAGGCCAAAGAACTTCTTGATTCACATAAATTGAGTGTACCATTCGTGAAACAATTGGCAACGATGGCAAGTCAAAGAGCCGAGGAGCACGGACAAATTAGAACGATCCTTGGTCGTAAGTGTCGGTTCCATCTATGGGAGCCTCGAAGCTTTGGGTACAACAAGCCCTTGCGTCTTGAGGAAGCTAAGAAAGAATACGGGAACGTGGGTACATTGAAGCGTGCTTTCACCTACAAGGCCTTAAACAAGCTCATACAGGGCTCTGCGGCGGATCAGACTAAGAAGGCTATGGTTGACTGCTACGCCGAAGGGTTGAAGCCCTTATTGACTGTGCATGACGAACTGTGCTTTTCTATAGAGAGCCAAGAACAAGCAGATAGGATCGTACAGATCATGGAAACAGGACTACCTTTGAACGTACCATCCAAGGTGGATGCAGAGTTAGGAGCTAACTGGGGAGAAGTAGGATGAAAACTTTTTATTATCAAACGCACGACACGGACTATTGTTGGTGGGATTCATACGTCCATAAAGATTGTAAAGTTTTAGCTACTCAAGACGCAAAAGAGTATCAGGCTCTTCCTAGTCGGTTTGCGATGTCCATATTCCTAGAGTCACCCAACAAAGATGGAGATAAAGGAACCGAAGAAGCCTGAGACGTTTGGATGTTAGGTGGCGTAGTCACTATGTTAGGTGGCGTAGTCACAACTGGAGGATTGAGGTTCAAGGAACTAGTATTAATGTTTTCTCTTTTATTAATAGAAGATTGGTTCTCTTTAACAACAGGATTTTGAGGACCTAGTCTAATTCTTCTTTCTTCTCGTTGTATTCTTCTTATGTCGCTCCGTGGTAAAAATTTAATTGTACCATTTTGTTTCATGATTTTTATAGTACCTGGGTTTATGTCTAATGGTTTAAACCTTCCTTGAAGAGCCTCATCAAAACCTGATACCCCCGCTTCTTTTAAAAGTCTTTTTTGTTGTGCTTTTGAAAAACCTAATGTTTCAGCGTCTTGAGAAAGAACATAAAACTCATTCATGTTTCGTCTACGAGCGGCAGTCATATTTTTGTATGCTTCTAGAAGTTGCTCACGGGTTACGTTTGGTCGTCGCGCTACGCTGTTAAATATAGTTGCGGAACTAGCTTTATCCTTGGCAATTTCATATCCTTTAAACTGATATCCTTTTTCCATGTCCGTATCGATTTGACCAATACCACTAAAGACTCTAGACAGTTCTTCCGTTAAGTCTCTTTCTCTTCCCATACGATCTTTTATAGGTTGATCGGTTAAACCCAATGAATTAACAAATCCTTGTGCAAATCTACTCGGAACAAATTTACCACTCTTTTCTTGCACTGGAATAATGTTAGGAGCGATAGCGTCTGCGAGATGGGTCACACTTTTAAGAATCTTATCGGTAGCAGAGTCTTGAGAGTCATACACTTCCGCACCTGTTAGAGTTCTACCTCCTCTTGCACCTATAATATCGGTTACAAAACCCTCTTCACCTTCTGGAAGAACGTCTCTCAACGCACTAAGAGCAATGGACTCAGAAAGAAACGGAGCATAAAGTTCTCGTGCTGATTGTGAAAAAGCGTTCCAAACGGTTTCCCCAGAAGATCTATTATTTAATCTATCTGTTTCTACAGAATTTAAAGCACCGTTTATAATTTTTTGAAGCATATCATATGGCATAGAGTAACTTAAATTTACGAACTCTGGATGCCCTTTTTCATTCCGCCCCACAGACAATAGTTGAGCGTTTGTATTCCACGAAGGCGACATAGATCTACGATACGCATCTTCTTCTTCCTCGGTGACACCAGTAGCGTGTCTACCCATTCTTACTAATCCATTAGGAACAATACTCGTACTTGCAGACAAACCTGTAATACGTCTTAAACCAATTTCTTGTATCTTAGGGTTGGAAGAGGCCATTTCATCTAAGCCTCGTCCTAGAATATTAATGCTAGTACGCATTATCTCATACGGAAAAGCTACAAAACTTCCTACTGGTGCTCGTCGTAAGGCCTTAATAGCTGCGGGAGACATGTTATAATTGGGAACTGTATTTCTAACAATACTTGCTGCTTCCTGTTCTAATAGATCCGTTACTATTGCTTTTTGTTGTCCTAAGTTTAAAGCATCAAAATTTCTAAGATCCGTAACATTCTTTAAAGATGTATTAAGATATGTTGCTTGTTCTTTAGGAGATAGATCAGCTAAAGCACTAATTAATTTATTTTTTTCGAAGTCAAAGGAATAAATCTTCCATATGTCATCACCAGCTTGATATAAATTTTCAGCTAATTTTAATTTACTTTTCACTGGTTTTGCAACTTTTCTACCAAAAGCTTTTACAGTAGACTCGTTTGGATCTGAACCAAACCTAGTAGTACTTTTAGTTGGTGCTTCTAGGTCAAGACCTTTTGCCAGAAGTGCTTGAAGTTCTTTTAACTGAGCTTGACTTCCTACAACACCAAGTTCTTGTAACCTTTTGTACGCTCTTCCCTGTTCGTCGGGCCCAAGACGACCTAAGTTGTCATAAACTAAACGCATTGATTCTAACAAGTTAGCACCCTTACCCACGTTACCATTCGCAAGAGCGAACATACTAGCGGTAGTTACGTTTCTGATCTGAGTAGCAGGAGACAAAATCGTTTTACCGTATTGTGTAGCACCTTTTGCTTTTAAAAACCCTGAATACATACCCCTTATTGCGGATGAAAAGTCGCCACTCTGTTCGTAGACAGTTCGTGTCAAAGCATTGTATACCTGTTGAGGAACAGCGAAACCATCCAATGTACCCCATCCAGAGGTTAAACTACTATCTGTTGCTGTCGCACCTCCTGGTGCACCCGAATCTCTAAAGGAACCAAATGTTTTTGCACCTTTTGGTGCACCTAAATCTCCTAAAAAATCTGCGTCATCTTTAAGACTAGCATCGTCTGCGGCTTTTGCCCCAGCATCTAAATCATCGGTTCCTTTACCTAAAACAACATATCCATTGTCAGTAAGCATTTTTTTCTCTTGAGCAGTCATTTCGCTTGTATCCCGAAACAATTTTTCAATGCCTGGATTTCTTCCATCCGTTGCCATCTGTCGGATAGAACCGAAGTAATCATCAACTGCTTTGAACTGAGATAGGTCTGCTACGGTAGAAACATATCGTTCCAAAGGATTCTTTACTTCTCCTAATAAAGCTCTTTTATAGGCTGGTATATCTTTTCGTAGTTGGAAAAGACCCATGTCTAGTTTGTCTATTGGAATTCTACTGACATTTTTAAAAGTAGGTCTTCTCTGATGTCTTTTAAAAAAACTATCCGTAGCTAGATCAACTTGTTTAGCTGTCGGTGCACCACCTACCTGTAAGTCTAAAGGATCAAACTTTGTACCGAGAATTTTAGACTCCGTAGCTAGAAAATCTAATTCTTCTTGGACGGCTTTAGCGTCTCTTGCAAAACCATCTTTTGCTATTTTAAAAGTTTGTTTGCTAGGTTGATATGAACGGTCTGTATAAATTCTATATTGTCTTCTAAGATACTCACCCATGTTGGCTTCGATAGTTTCTTTTAAAGTTAATTCAGAACCTTTAGGTAACACAGAGCCATATTGTTTTATAAAGTCACCTTCAGCAACCTCCTTACTAAGTTGGCTCAATTGACTACGCATTATTTTTAGATCACCATGCAAACTTTTAGGTAAGTTACTTAGGATTGTTTCTGATGCGGCTTTGTCTGGGGTTAATATATAGGATTCAATGTCATTAAGCATCGCTTTTTGTGAGTTAGGAGTACGATTAACAAAATCTTCTTCGCCTTTTTTTACAATTTTTGCTAATCTTGCATCCATTTTTTCAGTAAGAAGTTGCGCGGCTCTCGTTTCAGATTCTATTACTCCACCCACTAGAGATCTTTTTCTTGCTATTTCGTCTGGTAAGATACCTCTGTATCTAAGAGCACCTAAAGTATCTACAAGAGATCTCGTAAAAAGATTTTGTTTAGCTCCCATCCTTCTATCGTCTTCTAGTTTTTTAGCGTATTGTCCCAAGGGACCTTCTTTTATTTTTTGTACGCCTTTGCCTATTCCATAAGGAATTTTACTTTTAATTGCACCTTTAGATATGATCTGCCCCAACGTAGAAATAACAGGAGGGAGAACACCTTGAGCGACTCCGCCCTCAACACCAATTCTTAGTTTATTTCGTATTGCTCTTAGAGCCTCTTGCCTGCCTTCTAAACCAATGTCGTCTTCTGTGTTCGTAATCTCACCACCGTACCAAGAGTCTGGAAGTAAGTTACCAAGACTTTGAGTTCCTTCCGTTGAAACTATCGCGTCTGCAACACCAGCGGCAGCAACACCTTTTCCAATTTTTTTTGCTTTTTGGAAAAAGGTAAGTGCTTTAAGTGGGCCTGTTATCACTTTGAGTGCGAGACCCGCTGGTCCCACAAACTGAGCACCTACATCCAACAAAGATGCTGTTACGCCAACTGGATCTATTCCAGCCGCTTCTCGAAAATCTTCTCCTGCTTTTGTAACTTTAGGTCTGAGGTTCGTGCCCAACGCAAGATCAGGGAGGAGAGCCGCTGTCTCTCCGACACCTTGCACAATTTTAGTAAGACCTGAACCAACTCCCTCAAACATTTCTTGAG